GACGTCCCCAAACACCCTTGCTATACGGCGCCCATGGTCCGGCGTAGCTCAGCGGTAGAGCAGTTGACTGTTAATCAATTGGTCGTAGGTTCGATCCCTACCGCCGGAGCCAAGATAAGCCCTTTAAGGTCAACGCCTTAAAGGGTTTTTCTTTTCCCAGATTTTCTCGCGTAAGGCTGCAAAGTAAGGCTCGCGTAAGGCTCGGTGCCTATTCTTCGACCGGCTCGTCCCAGCCGAACCGCAGCGGCAAACCCCTAGAATCAAACGCAAATCCCAGCACCGCCCAAGGCAGCGGGAAAAACAGGCTCGGTCGAGCCTGTCCACGGGTCAATCGTCGTCGCCGTCATCGTCTTCGCCCGCGTCATCGTCGTCCGCGAACATATCCAACTGGTCCCCGGCCACGACAGCCTTACCCGGGGCCTTACGTTCCTCGGGCGTGGGCGTGGGCAGATCGGCGGCGGCGAAGCAGGGACCGGCCACGACCTTGTCGAGCGCGGCTTCAAGCTCCGGCTCCATCGCAAGTGTCGCTTCCAGCACCCAGAGCAGTTCCAGCAATTCGTCGCTCATCCGCGCGGTCCAGCGTTCGGGGCGGATTTCATCGAGCGGCGAGGATTTCTTGCCCGCCCGCTTCTTCATCCGGTAGCCCAGCCAAGACTGCACGACCTTCAGGCCCGATACCTCGAACTCCCAGACCTCGCGCGCGACCGGGCCGAACCGGCCATCCCCCACGACGATCTCGCGCTTGGCCTCGTCATAGGCGTATTCGACCGGGTAATGCGCCGGATCGGCGGACACGCCCTTTATCGTGGTGGCCTTGCCCTGCGGCACCTCATCGCCGCGATCCTTGCCCCGGAACCGTTCGGCATAGGTATGCAGCCAGATCAGCTTGCGCCCCAGCGCCGCCACCTCGGCAAAGGTCTTGCCGTCCTTGGTCAGCGGGACGCGCGGGCCGGGGGTCTCAAGCTCATTCCAGAAGCGCCGGGTATAGGATTGCCCGCCCAGCAGGGCATAGACATAGGCCGCGAGGTCTTCGGCATCCGGCGTGGTGCCGTATTCCGCGCCAAGGGCGTCGAGCAGACCGGCAGTCACGTTCGGTTCGGTTCCCGCGGCGTCCCGATAGAGGGGGATATTATCCTTTGCTCCTCGCCCGCAAAAACTGTCAATGTCCGGGTAAGAACCAGACGCCACTAGGCCCGCGCCGTGGCCAAGTGTTTTGGTCAACAAACCTGTCAGATATAGCTGGCTAGGCGAGTGCGAACCGGCAAGTTCCGGTCGAAACCTATCGGCAAAGCGTTCATCTAGAAAGGCCCACTGCCTATCAAAACTACGATAGCAATAATGCCCGATCTCACTAAGCAGTTCTTTTAGTTCAGTCTTGATTATTGCGCTCTTTTCGCCAACCGTCCGTTCGGGGTTTCGAGAAGCTGTTGACTTAAACAATGTGGCTCGTTTCTCAGAACTCTTTTCGCCCAAAACAGCAGCTAATCGCCTTTCGAGGAGCTCTCTCGTCTCAGCGATAGGCCATATTCGCTTATATTGTGCGCCAGAATGCTGCCAAGGGAAAAGGTCAATCAGTAGCGGCCAATCAAAGAAGTTGCCTGCCCCAGAGGGCAGGAACGGCTTGTGCCAATCGTTGGGGCAGTCGCGCCATACCAATCCGGCGAAATCCGCGACGGCTTCGAGTTGCGTTAGCTTGTCGTCGCGGTCCGGTCCTTCAATCTTGGCATATCGGACTTTTGCGGGTTTGTTGGGCGAAGGCTTCGCCGCCCGAACGCCGATAGCGATGGCCACCGGGGTCTGGATGCTAAACACGTTGGGCGTCTTTCGGGTGCCGAGGTTGTCGCCGCCTAGGTCGATAATCCAAAGCTCATCGAAGGTGCGCCGCATCACCTCGCGCATTCCGATAAAGCCCGGCCCGGCCAGATAGCTCGACGCGGTAATAAACGTCACCACGCCACCGCAGGTCTGTTGCTCGAACAATCGCCAGAGCGCCCAGCGCCAGAAATATACATAGTCGTTATACAGGTTTTTCAGATGCACCCCGGCACCGGCCTTGGTGGCCGGTTCGGTAAAGTCCCGAAAGATCGGGCGTTCGCCCTGTTCTTCCTGTTTTGCGCCGCCTTCGATCTGGTCGCCAAAGCGGACCCAGCCGCCCTTGCGCTGCGTGGTCGTGTCGCCTTCCTCGATGGTCTGCCGGTCATAGGGCGGATTGCCCAGACACACGAGAATATCCCCGCCCTGCTTCACCTTGCGCGCGGCCTCGTGTTCCTGGGTCAGCGCGCGATAGGTCAGCGTCAGCCCGCCGGGCGGTGCCGCGTTCGGGCTTTCCAGCGTGTCGGCCAGATAGATATTCAGCCGCTTGCCCAGCTTCTCCACGGGTTCGCCCGCCGCCGCCTTGGCGTCGTTCATCGCGCCTTCCAGCGCCTGTGTCAGGCGCAGATGGGCGACGGCATAGGGGCCAACCAGCACCTCGAAACCGTGCATGTTCTCGGCCATCTGGCGCGCGCGGGCGGGCACCGCGCCGGGGCCGGACCGCTTGCGCACCTTTTCCAGCCCGTGTTTCACCGCCGCGACGGGATAGGTGCCGGTTCCCACGGCGGGATCAAGGAACACCACGCCATCATCGGCAAAACCCAGCTTCTTGCCGAACCGCTTTTCCAGCAGTTCTGAGGCCAGCCGGACCTGCAATTCCACCACCTCGCGCGGGGTATAGTAGACGCCATAATCCTTGCGCAGCTTGGGGTCATAGGCGGCAAGGAAGTCCTCATAGAAATACAGCCAGAGGTCGGGTTTCGATTTCAGAAAGTCGTGGGGGTCGAGCGCTTCAAGCGAGCGCTTCAACATCTCGAACCCGACCACAAGTTCATCGCGCGCGGCCTTCTGGCCCAGCAATTCGAGGGTCCGGGCGAGCAAGCCGTTGTTGGCGTCTAGCGTCTTGGCGGCTTCGGTCGGGTCGAGCTTTACCGCGCCGGACAGCCGCGCCAGCAGCATCGCATAGGTCACGGTCTGAGCGTAGGCGTCCGCGAATTTGGCATCGTCGGAATCAGGGAAAAAGAACTGCCGCCATTCCCCGGCCAGAAGCCCAACGGCAGAGCCGGGCAGGCCCAGCGCGTTTTCGACCTCGGACCGCAGGAAGCGACTCAGCGGCGCGAGGTATTTGGCGAGGCCGGAAGGCGTGTGCGGGACATTCGGCTGCCAGCCCAGAAAGTCGCGGAACAGGCGGTCCAGCGCCTCGGCATCCTCCTTGCCGGTCGCGGCCTTGCCCTTGTCGGTCGGGTCATCCGTCAGCCGCACGATGGGCTGGCCGTCCGGGCGTTCGCCGGATCGGTAGAGCGACCATTCCCGGCCATCGGTATAGATCAGGTTGGGCAGGCCTTTCAGCTTGGCCCATTGCTTCTTGTTGTGGTCGCCTTTCAGTTTCGGCGCATCCGCCCCGAGGCCGGGCGCTTTCAATTCGATATATCCGCAGATCAGGCCCCCGACATAGATCGCAATGTCGGGGCGGACCTTGTGTTCCGACAAATGCGTTTCGGTCCGGGTTTCGACCGTCAGCCCGTATTTCGCGCCAGTGGCGACAAAGAGCGCCGCGACCTCGGGCTTCAACTGGTCTTCGGGCGAAGCGGCCCCGGGCAGTGCGAATTTCGCCTTCAACGCATCCGCGAATGTTTCGAGGTCACCAATGTCCAACCGACCGCCCCCGCCCAAATGCTTGTTTGCCAAGCAGTAGCAGACAGTTGCGCCCAAGGGAATCAAAGATCGCCTTATGCGGGCACCCCGAAAGGGACGCGCCGAATGGCACCGGCGCGATCCAGTAATCTTGGGGCGGCGGGGATCGTGGATCGCCACCCCGCCGCCGTTCCCTTAGAGGGTCAATGCAAGGTCGGCGCGCGCAGTTTCAGCCAGCCCAGATCGGTCGTGGCGCAGAACCATCCGAAGGCCCGGACCACCTTGCGGTCGTGCTGGCGGATCAGGTGCGGCGTGGCCGCGTCGGGATCGCGCACGGCATCGACCCAGACCACCACCCGCCAGTCACTCACCGGCTGGCGCGACAGCATCCCGACCAAGGCCCCTAGGGGGCCGCGCGGCACACCGTAGAGCCGCGAGAAGCGTTCCACATCCGAGGGTGTGGGCCAGCCGTCAGGGTTGGCCTCCTCGGCCCAGCAGACAAGCGCCATGTGGGCCTGCCGAAGGCGGCGCGGGAACAGGGTCGGATAGGCTTCTGCGATCCGCTGCGACCAGACCAGATCCATCACCCCGCCTCCACCGCTGTGCCTGCGTTGTGCGCCGCGTCCCGGTCGGCCAGCGCCGATGCGATCCGGGCGGTGGCGTTGCGGCGGCCAGATGCGAACTCGCGGTCGGCATTCAGGGCGCGCTGGTGCGCCTGCTTCACCGCCGCGATGGCCGCGCGGGCCTGCCGTACATCGTCACCGATAAGCCGGTCGGCCAGTTCCTGCGGCGACACGATCCGCTGCCTTGCGGGCATCCGGTCCAGCAGGGCCGCGACACTGGCCCCCAGAACCCGGTCGAGCGTGGCGGCGGCCAGCGCTGCCGCCGTGCGCAACTCCGCCGGGCCAGCGCCCGAAAGCTGCGCCATGTGGTTCGTGCGCTTGTCGGTGCCCATACCGGCGCGCGCCAGCGCGACCACCGGCGAGGCCCAGAGCACGTCCGACGCGGACAGGCCCGAGGCCAGAGTGTCGAGCTGGCGCAGGATCGCCCAGCGGTCATCATCGGATGCGGCGCGCACGTCAATGCGGGCCTTTGCGGCGATCCTGTTTCCGGCGTTCTGGGCGTCGAGCTTGCCGAACCCCGCGCGGCGCGCACTGTCGGCGGCGTCCTGCGCCTGTTTCAGGATCGCGGCCTCAAGCCGTTCGATCATCGCCCGGTGCTTCTCTTCAAGCCGGATCGCGGTGGCGACGGCCTCGGCCAGTTCGGGCAGGCCGTAGAACGTTCCGGCGGCGGGCAAGGTTGGGGGAGTGTCATCTGGGGAAAGCGTTATGGTCATCTGTCGGTCCTCTTAGGTTTGGGGGCCGACGCGCTGCCACTGCGCTGTCAGGGTCGCCATCGCCCCGGATGCGCAACTATAGCGCGAGCGAATGGGGCGGCAAAATGGTATTTGTTGTTGCCTAAGCCCAGAAGGCAAACTGCGGATCACCGGCCTTGCCGGGATCGGCGCGGCGGGTCTTGGCCGATGTGGAAGGCAGATGCGGTTCCGGGTCGTCGGCAACCATCGCCACGGCATACCCGACTACCACCGGCGGCGCGTCGGTCACGAGAGCAACCACAGGACGCGGGGTTCTGGCCCCTACCCACGCAGGATCAAAGCGGGCGGCGTAACCCAGCCGACGCAAGAGCCCAGCGGCGTTCGCATAGACGGTCCCGCGATCCTCGGGCATCAGTCGCCCTTTCGCCCCTCGATCAGGTCCAAGTCCCGGATGGGCGCGGGCGCGGCTGGGTTGTCGCGCAGGAAATCCTCCACGCTCTGCTGCTGGGGCACCACCAGCACCCCACGGGTGTTGATGTTCACGTTCACATTCGCCCCGGCCTGTTCGCCCTCGCGGTATCCGTGGCGGGCCTTCAACAGGAACATCGCCGGGACATACTGGCCCGCCGTCGCAAGGCCATGCAGGATGCCCACGAGCTTGTCGTGTTCGACTGCGCGGCCCCGGTCGATGGCCTCCTGCACCGCAGGATCGCGGCGCTTGGCGGCGCGGAAAGCGTCCTTGCCCATCCGCAGGGCCTTGGCCATCGTCGCCTCGGCCACGCCGCGCGCGGCCAGTTCCTCAACAATCTTCAATCCGCGCTTGCCGACGCGATAGGCCGGACCGCCGGGGGTGCCGTCCGACACGCGGCGCGCCACCGCGTCAAACCTGTCTTCATCCATCTGCTGTCTCCTTGTCGAACTCTTGGCAAACCCTCTGGCTCAGGCCCTTGCCGCATTTCAGGTTGCGCGCGATCCGGTCCATCCCCATCCCGCCCGCGCGCAGCGCCCGGATCGCGTCGATCAGCGCGCCAGAGGCCGGGGCGCGACCGATCTGCTTTCCCGCCGCCCGCGCGCGGGCCATCCCGGCCTTCGTGCGCTCAACGATCATCGCCCGCTCGAACTCGGCAAACACGCCCGACATCTGCAACAGGGCGCGGCCCGCCGGGGTCGAGGTATCCAGCGCCTGCTGTTCCAGAAACAGGTCGCAGCCGACGCTGCGCAGCGTCTCGAACAGGTCCACCAGATCGCGCAGGGATCGCCCAAGGCGCGACACATCCCACGCCATCACCACGTCGAACCGGCGGCGCGCGGCACCCTTCACCATCGCATCCAGCCCGGGCCGCGCGCGGCTGGCCCCGGATGCCGTCTCGACATATTCGCACACAACCGCCCAGCCCGCGCGCTCCGCCACCTCTCGCAGGCGGATAAGCTGGTTCTCGGGCGTCTGTTCGCCGGTCGATACCCGGGCATAGATCGCGGCGCGGCGGGGGGGTGCTTTCGGACAGCCCATTGTTGTTGCTCCATTTCTTCGCTCAACCATAGGTGGAACATACCGCGAACACAGCCCAGCCGTCTATCCGAAAGCACCCCCTGCCGGTCGGTCCGGGGGTGGTCTTCGCGGCGGGGATAAATGCCCGCAGGCGTGGGCTTTCAGGCGGCCAGATCGCGCGACCCTTGCGGGGTGCCCATTGCCCAGCAAGATCAGGCCAAGGGGATCGGTGCGGCGGATCGCGGATCGCAACACCAACACCAGCCCGGCGGGGCGCGGGATCAGGCGTGGCCTTTTAGGAGCGGCGCACAACGCGGGTTTTGGTGTTTTCGGCCCGTTGCCCAGAAGGCGCGGCGCAGGCCGCTAGTCGTTTAGACGTTAAGGAAAGAACCCACGGGAAAAACGACTAGCAGTCGGTGCCTTGTAAGCCATTGTTCTAACGCAATTATTTATCTTGTTAGACGTTCTAGTCGTTTTAGTCGTTTTAAATCAGGGTTAGGAGAAAGACTGCCCCGAAGTCACCGGGGGCGAATCACCGCGCCTTATACTAAGAACCGCGCGGAACAACGGCTAAAACGACTAAAACGTCTAACCGCCGGATAACCGACTGGTCGGAAACACTTTTCCGGGGCCGCGCAGCTAGACGTTATGTTTTCCAGAACGACTAGATGCGAATTAACGACTAGAACGGGGGATCGCAGTCCGCCCACGACTTGGCCCCGATCACATCCCAACACGCATCGTCGCCTTCGCCCCAATCGAAGCTGCGGCTGTGCATCTCGCACCATCGCCGCCTTGCCTCGGGCAACGGGGGCATCCACGTGCCCCGGACCTGCTTGCCATGCACCGTTTCGCGTGGTGCCGTCGCATTCGGGTCAGGATGATTTATCTTTGCGAGCAGACGCCCAATCGACCGCTCAATCTCCATCGCACCATGGCCGAAACGGCCACGCCGCGCGGCCCACATGGCGACGTCACCGGCGGTCAGGAACACCTGTCCAGTCGAGTCGTCGTGCAAGACCGTGTGCGAAACATTCTCACGCCAAACGGGCGGCGTCTCGCCCGAACGCAACATCGCATGGACCACCCGTTCGGCTCCGCCAAAACTCAATTCCACCACGTCATCGTCGGCGCTGGTGCGAGGTTTCTGGCGGTGCTCGAACCCGGACAGGTCACGGGACATTAACATGTGCGCGAAAGCCTCCTTCCCGCCGGTTATCCACTGGGCCTTTTGCGCCGCAAAGAACGGATAGTCGTTCTTTCGGTGGGTGGCCACATCAAGCACGAGATAGCGCCTGTCATCGGCGTCGGTCACAACGATGTGCGGGTTGTTGGCGGCTAGGATCAATGCAAAGCAGTTGGGTGCATCGAAGCTGTCGACCCCCTTCGGTTCGATCCTGATGCGAGGCTGTGTCACCATCGTCTTCAACCGACCGACAAAGGCCGAGTTGTGGCTCGCCTCCATCTCATCACCGAACACCAGCAGCGCGTGTTGAAGGTGCGCGTTGAAGTTTCCGGCGAGTTGCTTTGGATCCGCGACGGCGATGAAATGGTGTCCGAAAAGATCGCCGAACCGTTCGGCGAAGACCGACTTGCCGAGGCCCTGGCCGCCACGCAACGCGATTGACGTTTCCATCTTTTCGCCCGGGCGCTGGAGGCGCAGCGCCATCCAGTCCAGCAGATATTCGCCCACAACCGAGTCACCAGCAGCGATCACATCCCTGATCAGTTCGAGGTAGAGAGAGCAGTCACCCGGCGAAGGCGTCACGGCGGGCCCACTATACAGGTTGTAAGTTCCGGCAGGTGGTTCGCTGCCGGGGACAAATTCCACAGCCTCATATTCGCGACGCAGCGGATGTTCGAACCACCACTTACCGAGCGGCTTCGTGACCGGGTTCCCGTCTTTGTCGGTGCCGACTTCGATACGGCGGTTCGCATATTTATCGAAAAGGGTTTGTTTTTCGAGAAATAGAGGGGCCTGACCGTCCTGCTCCAGCAAGACGCGCCCCTTGTTGCCGTAGGTCACGAATGCGTGCTTGGCATTCATTTCTGCCAGTTCAGGCGTCTCCACCTCTGCCTTTGCGCGCGCAATCTGACGGGCGGCATACTGCTGGGGCCTGGGTTGTTCCAACACATGGGCACTGATGCCGTAGTCTGGGTCAAGGATGCACGCAGCAATTATGTCGTCACTGACGTCAGCCCGCACCATCTCGCACAGCACAGCAAACAGCACCTCAGACCGCGACGGGTAGCGGGTCGGATCGTCAGGGTCATCACCGTTCACGATCAGCATCTTCGTTCGGGCGCTTACGCTTGGCGGTAGGTCGTCAAGGCTTTCGAGCCTTGGAAGGTCAGCCGACAGCGCCACCGGCGCAGCAACGCCTGTATCCCTCACCTTCGCCAGCGGCGGGAAATCATCCAGCCGGTAGCGCAAGGACCAATCCGCGAAGATCACGTGCGCCGCGCGCGGCGTCCGTCCCTTCTTACGCTTCTTCTCGCCCGGCACATTCACCGTGCCCGGCAGCCTCATAATCCGGTCGATGTTGTGGCAGTCGTCCCCGTCAAGCGCGACCTCGATGCGCCGGTTTCGGTCTTCAACCGGCAGGTGCCGCGCGTCGTCGTCGCGTTCGCCCTCCATCACCACAGGCGCGTCAAGCAGCCAGAAGCCTTGGTATCCCCCGCCGCTGTCAACGATCACGCTGGGCGCGGGATCGTATTCGCGCAGAACCCTTTCTGCCCGCTCACGCTCAGCGGCAAGCGGTTCCCCCGCGCGGGGGTCAACATCGACGTGCAGCGCAATCGCCGCCTCAATGTTGGATTTCTTGGGCTTGCTGCTCACCGGACCGAACACGCGGTTCACGGTAAAGTAGAGGTTCTGGCGACCCTGTCGCTCGTCGATCCACGCGGCCATCCGGTCGCGCTCACCGGCGCCAAACGTCGCCGTGGCGATCCCGCCACCGATCGCGGTCAGGACGCGCGGCCTGTCCCCGCACCAATGGTCAAGGAAGTCGAGCGCCGCGCCGGTGTCCGGCAACAAGTCTTTTTCATCGCCCAGACCATCCCCGCGCGGTATACTATCCTTGGAAGTGGTGTGATGAGCCGCTGCCCTGTCTCGATCCTCGCCCCCGGCCAGCTGCCCAGCGCCGGGGGTGCTTTCGTTCTCCGGTCTTATCATTCCGGCACCTCGCCCGGTTCGACGCGGTGTTGGGCCATCCAGTCATTCAGATCGGCAACGCGGTAGCGCACGAGCTTGCCCGAGGCGCGGATAAAGGCAGGGCCACGCCCTTCCTTGCGCATCGTCTCCATTCCAGCAGGCGTCAGCCCGAGGAAAGCGGCGGCGTGGGCCGTGTTCAGGTATTCAGGGGGTGGCGCATATCGGCCAGTGGCATAGCCATCAGCCATTTCCTTCGCCACGAGCTTTGCGAATGCAACAGGGTCTTCCATAGAGCCTCCTGCCCCCATTCGGGGGCAATAGAGGCTCGCGGATGGTCTTAGTCGGTCCGCGACGTGGGGCCTAGCCGCACCCGCCCGAAGGCAAGGCTCCCCTCATGGGGATTCATAGCGACCGTTGTGCCGTGGCCCGCCGGTTAAAATGTCAACGGCACCGTTATACCGGCTTAAGCGGGGCTGCGTCTAGATGCTGTTTCTTGTTGCCGAAGGTTTTCCATCATCACCGTGCTTATCCGCTCTTGGGCCAGCAGAAGCTGGTTCCAGACGCCCGTTCGGCTGCCATAGGTGCCCGAGTGGGTGTCGCCCTTCTGCGAATGGTTCATCAGCTTCTTCGACAGGTTGTCGCTCACCACGGCCCATTCGCAGGCGTTCCGATAGGTGTGGCGCAGCCCGTGGCCCGAACACGGCAACTTGGGTTCGGTGGTCGCATAGAGCGACATATGCCCGGCGAAATCTCCGGTGCCGCGCTTGGCCTTCGACGGATCGCCCGTGAATATCCATTCACGCGCAAGGGCGGGCTGGTAGACCATCGCAGCGCGGCGGGCGCGCGCAAGGCAGGCCAGCATCGGGCGCGTCAGCGGAATGTCATAGGCGCGGGCCTTGCCGCCCTTGGGCGTCGGAATATGCAGCCGCCGCCCGGCCACGTCAAGGTGTTCCCAGCGTGCCGTCGCAATGGCCCCCGACCGGCTGCCGGATAGCAGCAGGAATAGCTGGAATTCAGCGCGCACCCGATTTTCCATCGCAAGGTATGCCTGCCACCACGCCGCAAGGTCGGACAGGTCCATCGCCTTCTTGTCGCCGTTCTGTTCCTCTGGGTTATACGTCACCTGCCGGGTCGGGTGCCATCCGTCCGGGTTTGGCCGGACGTGCCCGCGTTCGAGCGCCCAATTATAGATCACGCGAAGGGTCCGCATCGCGCCGTTCGCAGCATAGGTGCCGCCGTGCTGCGGGTGCGTCTGCTTTGCGGAAATCGCATCGTGCCGGGCCGCAACCTTTCGCGCCCCCGCCTCGGTCGCCAAGTCTTCCAAAGGTGTGTCGCGCCAGATGCCCAGAAGGTGGTTGGCTTCAACGGCATTCCGGTAGCTCTCGATTGTCGCGGGGCTGCGGCCCCGGCGCTCTATCGCAGATCGGTAGAGTCCCCACGCCTCGCCAAGGGTCACGCCCCGCGATTTGTCGGCGGCCAGATCGCCGGTCAGGATCGCGGCAATCTCTGCCTTGGCCCGTTCGCGCGCGGTCTTTACGCTGGTTTCGGGAAACGACGCGAAGGCCCGGCGCACCGTCTTGCGAGCCTTGCGCATACTGTCATCAAGCACGCGCAGTTCGCGCTGCACGACCCAGCTTTTGGCGGCCTTGCCGACTTTCAGGTAAAGGCCCGGCTCAACCTCATCCGCGATCAGCTTTTGCCCCTTGGGCAGGAAGGGAAACTTGGCGGCCATCGCGTCTGTCAGGCGGGCCTTGGTTGGGTAGGTGGTCATGTGTGCCTCCGGTCTGGCGTAAGGCTCGCGTAAGGCTACGTTGGGGTCAAGGTATCTGTGCGGAGCCGTCTATGGGGGTGGGTATGCGTCTCAAGCCGTTGTTTTAGCTTGGCTTAGCCTAGCTTAGCCGTCCACCAGCCGTCTAGCCCATATAACTGTTAATCAATTGGTCGTAGGTTCGATCCCTACCGCCGGAGCCATAAAATCCAAAGAAAACAGGACGATAACAGGAAGCGCCGCAAGCGGCCTTGGCGGGATTTTGGCCTTGTCACCGGATTTGTCACCGGATTTCGCGCGGCTTGTCACCTGCCCGGATTCGGTCCCAATGCCCGGCCCCATGCGGGCGCTGATACCGATAGACGGGGTTCGGAATTTCTTGCGCCGCGAAGTGAGAAAGGAAATGTCCACCACCGGTTACTGTCTGCGGCCAGATCGGCGGCATTGGAACCGGATCAGCGTAGAGGCGCTGCAAGGCGGCGCTGGGTGCGTTCTCTTGCTTTGGAAGGGGCGAACATGCCGGAAAGGCGACTTGCCACCGTGCGCGGCCTCACTCGGCGGGCAGTGAGTGAATGGCGGATAGGTGGGCGGTCTTAGTGTGTAAAACCGTCATATCAATATGACAGTTTCCGGCCACCTCAGCAGCGTTCCGATAAGCAGCAATATTCTGCTTTGCCTTACCCACCTTAGCCGCATACTCCGACAGCCCGCCTCTCTGGCCCCGGCCACCCTTCGACAATCCAACGCGGCGCAGGCGCGTGGTGAGGTGGCGACTGGCAACCGGACAATGGATTTTGGCGTTGGAAGCGACAACGCCAAACCTGCCACCGCCGCCGATCTCGGCCTTCGCCGTGCCCACCTTCGCCCGATCGGCCTTGTTGGCTAGGGCAAGCTCGATAAGCCTCACGCGGCCCGCATCAACCGCCGAAACCGCTCTGGGTCAAATCGCTCGGCCACGGCCACGGGGTCCAGCCCGGCCAGCGCACAAATAACCTCGAAGTCCCGTGATCCTATCCATGAAGTATCCTTGCCGCGCGCGGCGTCGTGAAGGGCATGTGCCAATATCGCGTGCCATAGCCGGGCCTCTGGTGTTCTGGTCATTGCGTCCGTGCCCCCTCAGCTTCAAGGCGGGCGCGTTCACGCTGCATCTCGATCAACAGGCGGTTGACGTGATCCTGCGCGGCCTGTGCGGCCTCGTGCGGCGTCTTGCCTTCGCGCCGGGCCTTGGCCTCGGTCGCTTCACCAGCGCGCCGGATAGCGCCCTGCATCATGTTATCGAAGGCGTCCAGCATCTTGTCATGTGCGGCGCGGGCAAAGGCTGGCAGGTGGTCGGTCATTTGAAATATCCCGTCGCCGGGTCATCGCGCAGATCGGGCAGGCCCTGAACCTTGGCGCGCGCAGCAGGTGTCAGCCCGAATTCAGACAAGAGCGATTGCACCCGCCGGGCCGCGTCATTGCGCTGCGCCACTGCCGGGTGAGCGCGATACATTACGGCCCCCGCCTCGGTCGTGCATTCATATGTCGCCCCGTGCCGGGCAATTGTCTTGCCCGCCTCGATCCACTCGGCCAGCGTTTCACAAAGCAAACCCAAGGCGATCATGTCGCCGTCGCTCAGCACGCCCAGATCGGCCAGCAGGCGGGCAAGGTCTGGCCAGTGTGCCCGCGCTCGATCTGATAGGAAGGCGGGCGGTGTCGTGCCGCTCAGGCGGGACGTGGTGGCCTCTGTGGCCTTGCCGCGCGTGGTGCCCGTGATGAGTTTAAGGGCATGGGGTTTCGGTTTGCGTGGCATTGGGCTTTTTCCTTATGATTTCAGCATGGGCTAATGAAAGGTTGGATCGCCGGTTCCAGTGTTGCAGACTGGCAAGTTTTACCCTCCCCCGGTGGGGGTGCCCGCCCCGAACCGGCGAACCGGCAGGACACCGAGGCGGGCTTGGCACCGCGCGGGCCGGTCATGGTCCGCCGTGCCGTGTCGGGGTTGCTTTCGTGACTGTCCGACTGAAACCGGATCGCATGGGCGGAGATAGCCCGCGCACGATCAGCGCCCGGACGGCAGGAACAAGATGGAAAGACTGCCGCCCGAATTCTCATCAGATGCCAACCCGCAGAAGTTTGATAGCCTCCGAGTTGAACACCGCACCACCGACGCGCTTGGTCGTGTAGAACCTCACGTTCGGTTTATCCGTGAACGGGTCGCGCAACAGGCGCAGGCCAATGCGGTCAACGATGAGATAGCCCGCCATGAAGTCGCCGAATGCAATGGGCCTCGCATCCGCTGCGACATCGGGCATTTCTTCATCGAGATAAACCGGAAAGCCCAGCAGTCGCGGCGGTTCACCGGCGGCGAGGCTTTCAGACCACAAGAACCGGCCATCCGCATCCTTCATTTTCCGCACCACCGAGGCAGTCTTGCGGTTCATGATGAAGCTTGCCCCGGCCCGGTATTCAGGTTTCAGGGAGTAGACCAGATCAAGCAGCGAATCCGCCGGGCTGGCGGTGGTGGTGGGGGCGATGAACCCGTCCGCCTTGCCGGTCGGGATGGTTTGGATCGTGGCCCACGGGCGCGCATCGTCGGCGGCGTCGTCCGTAGGATAGCTTAGCAGGCCCTTTGGCTTTCCGATGCCATCGCCGGAAATGAAGGCCGCGCCTTCGAGGCTTGCGAAAGAGCGAGAGATATTGGTGGCCAGCCAGCCCGCAAGGTCAAAGGCGCTGTCGTCCAGCAGTTTTTGCGTAACCTTCGGCTGTGCCATGACCTCGGCAACGGGCACCGAAAGCTTGTGCAGTTGAGGCGTTGCCGTATCGCCACGCGCTTCGGTCTCGGAAACCCAGGCGCCACCGGACAGCCCAAGCGAAGTTATTTCTTCGAACGTGTCGGTGGCGATTTGCTCGATCCGCGCAAGCTGGCGCATAGGCGAAGTTGCGATGAGGCGTTCTTGCAGCGCGGGCGACAAAAATGGCACGACGCTATAGCCGCCGTCCGGGTTGCTGTCGGTGGACATGCCCGCGTTGATGCCCGATTGCAGCGCCGCCAGAGGTGCAGCGTCGCCGTCGCGGATCAGCTTGCGCAATGCGGCATTAACCTCGGTTCGGTCGCGTTGTGATACACCGCCAGATGCAGTGCCAGCACCGCTGCCGACGCGCAGCCCGGCGAGGGTCTGGTTGACGTCATCAATCGCGGCACCCAGTTGGCGAACCTCGGCCTTGTGGTCTTGCTTGAACTGGCCAAACGCGCTCGACATCTCGGCCAAAATTTGAGAGGAATTGCCAGCATTCGCGCGCACGGCAACGATCCCGCCTTTGATATTTGCGTGTGTCATTTTCACACTCCTGTATTGCCCCGAGGGGCGTTGTTTTGTGGGATTTGCGCAGCGTCTTGCGTGCGGATTCGGGACTTTCCCGGCGAGGTGTGGGCCAGCGTCGTGCGTAGCCTTTACTCGGGTCGCTGGCGCAGCGTCGTGCAATGCGCCAGTAACAAGGATATGATATATCATTGCGTCGGTCGGCTCAAGCGATTTTCTGCGGCCTCAATCGCATCGGCCAGATCGCGCAGCCACTCAGCCGCCGCCGCCGGGCCGACGTTGACGGCGGCGATGGTCGCCCCGGCCATAACGAAAGCCGTCGCGATGTCGGCAGTTGGCAACACTCTGTCGCGCTCCAAGTTGCCTGCGGTTGTCATGAGGCGGGCGGCCAGATGGTGGCGGATTTCGGGCGTGGTGGTGTTCGTCATTGGTATGTCCTTTCTGTCGGTTCATGCGTAGAAGGTCAGCGTCGGCGCGGGTGCAGACCTACCTGCCGAAGTTCGGCGTTCTCCATGTGCAGCCTATCCTCGGCGTGATCCCACTGGCCCGGATCGTCCAGCCATGGCGAGCGGTCCAGATTGCTCTCGAAGCGCACCCTTGCCAGATCGCGGGCGAGCGTGCCGTCGAGCGCCATTTGCGCCCCGTGCTGCGCGCCGCGCCGGTATGCTTTCTCAGCAACACGCGCCAAGAGCCGCGATAGCTTGCGGCGGTCCCTTTCGCTGATGTCGTCGAATTCGCCATAGTGCAGCCCGTGCGCGGCGCTGCGGGCGTTGAAGTCTGTCATGTCGTCGTCCTTTCTGTGGCGTTTTTCATTCGCTGGTAAGGGCCTTTTCCAGAGATTGGTTTCATGCCCAAGCCTCCGGGTCTGTCACGTCGTAGCTGCATAGAATCCACCACGCTTGGACCATCTCAGGTGTGCGCGTCCCTCCAAGGGGGTGCGCATACACCTAGGGGGTATGGGGGTGTGTGCGAACAGGGGGTTGGAAGGGGGTTGGAAGCGGGTTGGAAGCTGCGCTCATTTGGCAACCTCAAGGTAGGTCCGCCGCTTCGAGGGTGGCCCGTCCTCGGCCACGCGCACCTTGCCCGCCGACAGCAGGTGCTCCATCGCCGCCTTGAACGCCCGCTTGGTGACCCCCTCGGAGTCGGGGTGATCCGCGAACGCCTTTGGTGCGTAGGATTGCCCGCCTGCCGCGTTCACGCGCCTACCTTGCGTCGTCAGTGTGTCCAACAGCTTGAGAAACACCCGCTCGCCCTTGGCCCCCGCCGCCCGCGCATCAAGTCCCGATGGCTGCGCCTCAGCGACGAATACACCGGATTGCCACTTGATGTTTATTTCGCCACCCGTGCGCCCGTAGTTGGCTTTCTTGGTGGATAGCACCCGCGCATCTGGATCAGGCTCGAATCCGCTGTCGCTGATCCTCGACAGGTAGAGCCGCGACCGGACAGAGTTGTTCCATGCCGTCGATCCTGACGTGCCGCTGCCAGAGTTAAGGCCGCTCAGCGACGGGTGGCTCAGTAGCAGGACGGCACATTTCTGCCGCAGGGCAAGCCCGCGCAAAATGCCCACAAACTGCCTTACCTTGGCCCGGTCATTTTCGTTTGCCGGGTATACGTCGGCCAACGTGTCCAGCACGATCAGCGCCGGGCCTTCCTCGGTCGCAAGCCGGTCCAGTTCCTCGAATAGCGCCGACTGCATAAGCGCCAGTTGGCTATCCACTGCCAGCAACGCATCCTCGCCCGCCAGCGATCGCAGGGTGAGGCCCGCCAGATCGTCATAGCCCCGGCCCTCGGCTCGCAGAATGTCATCGAGCCGCCGGTGCAACTCGTCGTCGTCGTCTTCTGCGGACAAGAAGATCACGCGCCCGGTGTTCACCGTCCTGCCGATCCATGCAATTTGCGCCGCGACCGCGACCGCCAGTTGCAGCGCCAAGAGCGATTTTCCTGTGCCGCCGTCGCCGCTGAAAAGGGTTACTGTCTTTTGCGGCACTAGCCCGTGCACCAGCCATTGGCGGGGCGGCACGGGCTTGCCCTCTAGCGCGGCGGCGCTGTAGAAGGCCGACCGCCGATCCGGCGCGGGCCGAATGATCGTCGGGCCGCGCGGGGCTGGCGGCAGGTCATGCATGTTCATCACAGCACCCCCTTGCCTTGCCACTCACGGTACTGCCGCGAGCGCGGGCTTTATCCTGCGCAGATCGCGGCGTGGCGGGCTGCGTGCGAGCAGGCGAATGACTGGGACCGCGCGAGCGCGGCGCGTCTGGGACAGGCCACGAAGGAAGACAGGAAAC